ATGTAACATATCTAAAGCAATTACCATACTGCTAACAATGATGAGTGTCTTAATATATTCATATCATTACACTACTATATATTTATATATATGTAAGTACTATCAATAGTTAAGTTTCAATTTATAAATACAATATAGAATACCCTTGACTTAATCATTCTAACCTATATAATCACTATATACAGAGTTTACATAGCTCTGTATTTCCTAACGCAAACTTAAGGGGATTGTCATGAAAATCGAACTACTAGTAAGCGGGAAAACCTTCCCAATGTCCGTTAAAACCTTTTCAGTCGACGTCGGTGGCGAACGTATTGACATGAACGCACCTGAACTGTCGCGCGCTGAGTCGGTTGCGCTCGACGAGCACGTCGCGCATGTAGTGTCGTTTCATGACATGTTTTCCGACTCAGTCACCTATTGCTATATCGAGGGTCAAATGACGTCAGGTACGTTCGGCGACGACACCGACGAAATCGAGTATCAAATTCTGCTCGACGGCAAGCCGGTTGACTACGCGACACTCAACGCTGCGCTCAACTAAGCGGAGGACATCAAATGATTAATTCAAATCCTAATCACCTGTTAAATACTGTTGCTAGCCTGAACTGCGTTGACGCTTACCTGTTAGCTGAAGATGATAAGTTTATAAAGCTAGTGCGAGAAATTATCGAGAGTGGCAGCAGTTATGCCAAAGCCATTGAGTGGCTTTGCGCTTATGTGCAAGACAACTATTGATTCAAACCTGCTGCCGGTCAGTTACCGGCTTTCCTAACTTTTGAGGGTAAACAAATGAAAAGCTATCCAAACATCGAAAAATCAGCCTTTCGTCAGGGTGAGTACGTTGGCTACTCAAATGGCAAGGTTTTCCACATTCGCAAAAGCAATAGCAGTTTTGGCAATTGGCACGCCGCAAACCGCGACAACTGGAATGAGCAATTATTCGCTTTCGGACTAGCTTCAATGTCCGACAAACTGGCAAACATCAAATAAGGGAAAAACAATGACACGCGAACAATTGACAAATCTTTACATGGTTTGGGTGAATGATTTCTTGACTATCGGCGGCTTTGCTGACTATTTCGGGCTAACTGACAATGAAGCTGAAATGCTCTTAGCGGTAGCTCGGAGCGCATACGAAAACCCGCACCCCGAAGCATAAAGCCCGACTCTAAGCCTTTAATCGGGCTTAGGGGCGTGTTTTAACGCCATTTCCTAACCTACCGGAGCAAATCATGAAAAAAGAATTACACCGCTACATTCCACAAGGCTATGAGTTAATCGCAAAAGATGAGCGATTCGGCTTTGAGGTTTACGGGACGCTGTCACCTCGTATTGTTGCCATTTGCTATTCAGGCAAGCGAACCAAATCAGACTGGCATTTCCGCTTTCAAGATGAAAAGCGATTGCACGCCAGAATCGAAGAATCGTTGTCGGGTTTGATGGAATGGCAAGAACGCAAAGAAAAGCGCAAAGCCGAGCGAAACAAACCGCATGATGTCAAGGTTGGGGACGTTTTCCGCTGTTCTTGGGGATATGACCAAACTAACATTGACTATTACGAGGTGACGAAGGTACTCGGCGCAATGGTCGAGGTTTGCGAAATAGGCCAAATGAGCGAAGAAACCGGCTTCATGTCAGGCGAATGCGTACCGGAAACAGGTCGCTACATTGGGAAGCCAATGCGTAAAAAAGTTTCCATGTATGGCAGCGAACCGTCAATCACAATTCATAGCTTTGCCAATGCTTACCGCATCAAACCTATTGCAACTATTGCAAACAAGCCTGTTTTTCAGGCTTCACATTGGACGGCCTACGCATGAAAACGACAATTCTTGAAATGCTAGGTGGCTTTGTAGCTTTCCTGTTCTTTTGGGCTTTTCTTTTCGTTTTGTTATCTTTTTAATTTAAGACGTTTTAAGCCGTTTTCTGTCTTAGGGGTATCTGACTATGGATAACCCCTAAAAACCGCTTGTAAGCCGTTTTAATCAATTCTAGGGGGTGTTATGGGTAAGATGAAAGAGAAGTTAATCGAAATGGAAGCCATGATGATGGAAAAGCTCGACAAACAGTACAGGCCATTCCAGCCGCCTACGCGCTTGGATGATGTCCAAGTACTAGGGGCAACCGTTAAACCTGTGGAATCGCTTCTAGAGGGGCGTGAATGGGTTCCGAGTACGCAGACTGACGTAACCCGTACATGGCGAAAGTTTGGCTGGCGGCCTATTGCTGAAATCGAAGCTGAAAAAGCCCTGAAGGGTGAAATGTGAGTAGCACGTTTGATATTGCTACATTGACAATCTTACTGGCGGGGGGATTTATGGGGGCTGGACTAATGATTCTGTTCGGGGCGTGTTATGTAGTCTATTTGCTGTTGACATTAGATGAGTAGATAGATTATCTTTTGTCCCGTTGATGTGAAGGTCAACCGGAAATTAAGGCCGTTTACTCATGCGTCTGTCTCCCCATCGATTGAGGGGAACCTTCACCGGACGCAGTAGTAAGCGGCCTTTTTTTTCGCGTGTACTTTCCGTAACCGCTGTTCTGTGGGGGACTCAACCGCAGGGGACAGGGAAAGCCGGTACTGTGGGAAAGCTCTGAGATACCGGAAAGGGCGGCGAAGCCAGCACCCTTGAGCGAAAGGCTGGCGAGTATGCGCGGCTCCGTCGAGCATTAAAGGAACTCGGTCAACCGTCTGAGGATGGCTGAGTTTCGCTCACCATCAAGCATACCAACGAAGTGATTACCTAATGAAAGGGAAAAAATAAATTGACTTAATCATACATATACCTTCTAATCTTACTTACATTCCTAACTTTATATGGGGTACATCATGGAATCACCAAAGTTCTGCATTGATTGCAAGCATTACGCTGCTGTCCGTAACTGCAAGCATCCCTCCCTCGGTCTGTCCTTAGTTGACGGAACACCTAATACCGATTTCTGCGCTGTCATGCGCTCATCTAATCGCAATTGTGGCGTAGAAGCTGCATTGTTTGAACCTGTCGAGGCCGTTGTCTATGACCTTGCAGAGTTATTTCCTGAAGCACCATTTCCTAACCTTAGAAAGGACTAATCATGGGTAAAAAAGTAACCAAGGAAGATAGCCACGAACCAACGAAAGCCTTTGACTGGCAACTCTACGCAGAAGAACTCGAAAAAGAATGTGAACGTCTGAAACGCGACATTGTCCAAACTCAAGACTATGTAAATGATTTAGAAAACAGCACTTATGCGCTACGCGAAGCTATTAAATCTTTGATTAACGCTCTGCACTACATTGAAAAGGGGGAAGAATAATGACTGCCGAAACAACGCCAAAGAAACGCAAAGGCCGCACAATTAAAGATGATTCCCCTGAATTTTTGAAACAACGCATTTCTGCTTTGAGAGAAAGCCTCGAAGAATCACAGAAACATAAACGCCAATGGGAAGCAAAAGCAGATGAATATTGGAAAAAAATAGAAAAACTCGAAGAACAACAGGGCTTTCTTTTAGAACAAATTGGAAGCCAAAAAAGGGCTTATAAACGATTGTCTGACATTGCTGTTTCTCTTTCAGACGCTCTTTACTCTGCTTCTGATGCGCTCAGCACAATGACGGGGGGTATTAACAATGAATAATCCTGATGACTTTGCGCCGGAAGTACGCAACTCTGCGTGGTGGTCTGGCGACTCCAGAAAAGCAGCCAATGGGCGTGGCAACGAAGCTGTCCTTGAGAAACTTGGTCTGAAGGAACGGCCTGATTTGTCGCACGTTGAAGTTGTCCAGATGGGTCATGTCATGCAACCCGTTATCGGCAGACTTGCTCAAGACAAGCTCAAGGTGGAATTGAAAGAGGCTGACTACTCACTCGCTCACTCGAAAGAGGGTTGGCTACGCTCACATTTTGATTTCATCTCTGCTGACGGCAAAACACTCGTTGAAGCAAAGAACTACAACGCCAATGTTCGCAATAAGTTTGATGCAGAAGCAGGAATCATCCCGCCAGCGGACATGGCACAACTTATCCACGAAGCAGCTTGCCATGATGTCGAAAACATTGTTCTAGCCGTCTTGTTTGGCGGTCAAAACTTTGAAACATTTTCCTTCACGATTAAAGAAGCACAGAAGGAAGAACTTATCAAAGACATGGCACGTTTTTGGGCGGCGGTACAAACCAAGCAGCCACTTGAGCCAGAAACACCGGAACAAGCAAAACTCATTTACTCGCAAGACAGGGCAACAACCATTGTTGCGCCACAACCGATTGAAAAGGCCGCAGAAGCTCTGAAGTACGTTAAAGAGCAAATCAAGCAGCTAGAGGAAAAGGAAGAACAACTGGTCACTGCGTTACAGTCGCATATGCAGTGGTCAAGTGAACTGACTACCTTTGATGGTCGGGTTTTAGCTACTTGGAAAAACACCAAAGGTAGCAAGAAATTTGACTCAAAACTCTTTCAAGCCCAAATGCCAGACCTTTATGAAAAGTTTATGGTTGAAACGCCGGGTGTACGACGATTCTTACTCAAGTGAGGTGACCATGCACGCATTTCCTAACCAACACAATCCACAAACCGGAAGGCAAGAAACCGGTATGAGTTTGAGAGATTATTTCGCTGCGAAGGCTATGCAAGCCTTTGTTGATGTTGATGACATTCCAGAAGACTTGGAATTCATTGTCAACAAGGCTTATATCGTTGCTGACCTAATGCTGAAAGAGAGGGACAAATGACTGCGCTTGTGCCACTAAACGACATCAAAGAAATGGCTGAAGTCGCAGCCAAGTCCAAAATGTTTGGCTTCAAAAATCCTGATGAAGCAATGGCAATCATGTTGCTCTGTCAAGCTGAAAATATGCACCCTGCTATTGCTATGCGTGACTATCACGTTATTCAGGGCAGACCTGCATTGAAGGCCGATGCCATTCTTGCCCGTTTCCAACAAGCCGGAGGTAGCGTTAAATGGGAAACCTATACTGATGAATGTGTCACTGGTATCTTTTCTCATCCTGCTGGCGGTAGTGTGCCTGTTACTTGGACATTCGATATGGCTAAGAAAATCGGGCTTACCAGCAAAGATAATTGGCGTAATTATCCTAGAGCAATGCTCAGAAGCCGTGTCGTATCCGAAGGCGTACGCACCGTATTCCCCGG